GTGGAAATCACAGCCATCAGTGCTTCTTTGGTGTCAGACAAACTGGCTTTTGTGATGCCACTTAAGGTCTTGGCAAGATCGCCAAACGACTTTTCAGTGATGCCGGAATAGTTGCCAGTCAAAGTCAGAGCGTCACGCAGCTTGTCAAGGTCATCAGCAGCCTTGTATGCAGCAAAACCCAAAGCGCCAAGAGTCAAAGCAAAGCCGCCAGCCAAAACATTGGTCACGGTAAACAACGAGCCAATAGCCCGGAGTGCGTTGCCAGCACCGCCCATAGCGTCTTTCAACTGACCGCCTTGCTGGATGATGGCAATAAATGGGCTTTGGCCGGAGGCAATCTGTGTGAACAGGTCAGTTGTCTGATACGTCAGTTGCAGCTTCTGTTGCTCGTTCATCTTGAACTGAGCGCCCATAGCATTCTTGGCTGAAGTGGCAACAGCGTCATATGCTCTTGCTTGCTCAAGCAGCTTTTGCTTTACGTCCGTTGTCGCATTCTTGTAGCGACCAGCGGCCATTTCGCGCTCAATCTGCGTTACCTTGGATACGGACTTGCCGTAGTCTTCAGTTGCGTACTTCAGATTGTTTATTTCTTTTTCGGCAGCGTTTGTTTCTCTGCGAATTGCATTTTTGAGCTTGACGTTTTCCGCAATGGCTTTGTCAATGGATGCCGTAAATTCGGCTGTATCCATGCCAAGAACAACGCCCAATCGGGCAATATTTTGTGAAGCCATTATTTCCTTCTCCTAGCCAGTTTCTGAGCATACTGATTGATGCGAACAGACAGTTGTGATTTTAGTTCGGTTAGCACACCCTCGCTGTTTTCTTGCAACGCTGGCCGCAAAAAAGGATTAGCAGACATTTTGGATGTGCCAAATTCTTGAGCAAGAGAAACGGCACTTTTTTTGACTGAGACAACCGCAATGGCAGCATCTGTGTCATTGACGTACTGACTCATCCTGTCCTTTGCCGTTGGGATACGAGCATCAAGGCGAATGGTGTCAACCATATGGATTGGGTTGTCTGCATCTCTTGGCTTGTCGCCAACTGGAGCTTTTACCTTGGCCGAGTTGTAGACAATTTGCATGGCCGCTTTCCCGGCAGGTACAAGCGTGTTTCGGGCTATCAAGTCACCACGAAAGTCTTGAGCCATCTCCCTTAGTTGTTGCTCAAGTTCAGCAAACCCTTCAAGCTGGAATTTGCTGCCCTGTGGTACATAAGCCATGCTACTCTTTCAGGTAAGCCTCCGAACCCGGTCTAGTAGCCAAGAACGCCATCAACTGCTTGTTGACTTGCTCTTGCTGTTGTTCCTTTGTCAGCGGCGGGACAATGTAATCGTGCGTTGATGGAAGAACATCTTTCATCGTAAACGGTCTTGTTGTCTTCTGTATTTTCGAGTTTAAGTTGCCTGTGGTCAAGGAACTCAGCGCCAGCAAGACAGCTTTGTTTCCTATCATCCCATCAGACATCATGATCTCGATATTCCGCATGTCATCCGCTGGAACATCATCAGGACACCCGCCATGAGCGTAGATGTACGCTCTGGCTTGTAGGCGAATGTCCCAAATTAGTTTTTTCGGGAATCCTTGTAACCGGGCTGAATTGCCTCGGAGATTTTGGCAAGGATTTCCAACTGAACGGCAGTCGGCCATTCAGCTTCAATGTCTTCGTAAGTGATCTCATCAAGTGTGCCGTTCACAGGAACTAGCAGCTTGACGTACTCGACCATTCGGTTTTCCATCTGCAAGATGGTCTGAACCAGTTCTTTGGTGGAGCGACCTTCAATGACAACATCGTCATCAGTGACCACAATGCCATCAATTGATTGCATGTCACGGAACGAGGAAGTCATCTTGTCAAACCGCTTTTGGAATTCGGCTTGGTCAAACTTTTCAATGCGCTCCTGCATTGCATCAAGCTCTTTTGTCAGAGGCACACGAACTTTGAATTCATGTTCTGCAAGCTCAAATGTCTTAGTACGCAGGTTGGAGATTTCGCCAAAGGCAGATGTCAGTTTTGTCATGGGTTATCGTGTTTTGATGATCTTGTGGTAAATCGACTCGTTCAGGTTGATGGCGTAGTTCACCACCTCGTCTGGAGTCATCTTGTCAGCATGTGCCCTTGCAATGTCGTGTGCAAGAACAATTGCTGTTATGCGTTGCTGCTGAAACCCAAACCAATTCTTGGAAGAATCGGATTGGGCTATCAAGAAGTTTAGAAGGTCATTGCTGTCTTTTACTATCATGTGTTTTACTCTGTTGTGTCTTGTTCGTCTTCTTGTGCTGGTTGTGCAACTTCTTCAATCACGACCACAGGCGCGGTCATGTTGTATTTCTTCAGCAAGGCCAATGCAATGGCTTCTGCTGTGTCTGGTTTGGCTGTAGCCTTTGCAAGCTCACCAGCGTCAACCGCCAAACTACGGGCGACAACTTCAATGTCGCCGTAGGTGGTCACAATCGCTTCAATTGCGTCTGAGACTTTCATCAGTTGTTCGACCAGCCGTACTGGTTGCCTCGTGGATGAATTGTGAAGGTGCATTTGGCTTCAGCGCCCGGAGCAGAATCAATTTGAAATTGACCCACTCGACCATTGAAGGCGTATGCGATTGTGTTTGTGCTTTCCACTGCCGCGACCACAAAAGTGCGGTCAACGACACCAGAGTAAGCGTCAGAGCGAATTTGAAGCAACGCAGTGTCAGAAGGGTTCCAAGCAGCCGTAATGGTCATGCTCGTAGGAGCCGCCTGAACGGGAATCTTGTCGCTTTGACGCGAACCAGCCACACCGAAATTGGCAACAGCATCATCTTGGCCGAAAGCAGGGATTGCCTCGACAGGAACAGCAACACCAGCAGCGCCTGTGCCGTTAGACACAGTGCCGACAATAGTGTTTACCTGACCAGACCAGACCGAAAGGTTAGCAGTGGTCAAAGGCGTTGGAGTTGCAGCAGATTGCATCCAAAGCGATGCGGCAAAACCGGGAAGGACTTTTGCAGGAATAGTCATGTCAACTCCTTATGCGTTGTTCGACCAGCCAAACTGGTTGCCACGAGGGTGAATAGTGAACGTGCATTTGGCTTCAGCGCCGGGTGCGGAATCAATCTGGAACTGGCCTACGCGACCGTTGAAGGCGTAATACACGATGCCTGTACCGTCTGTGGCCGAAATCACGAAAGTGCGGTCAATGACGCCAGAATAGGCATCAGCACGCATCAACAGCAGGTTGGTGTCAGCAGGGTTCCAAGCAGCAGTGATGGTCATGCTGGTGGGCGCAGCTTGCACAGGAATCTTGTCGGACTGGCGCGAACCAGCAACTCCAAAGTTCGCCACAGCATCATCCTGACCGAAAGCTGGAATAGCCTCGACAGGAATAATGTTGCCGCTGACAGCAAGGGGTGCAACGCTGGCAACCAAGGACAACTGTGCAGTAGTCAAAGGAGTTGGCGTGGAAGTCGGTTGTGCGTACAGAACCGCACTGAAACCGGGTAAGACTTTGTTTGGTAAGGCCATTTTGAGTATCCTTTAAAAGTTGAACAATTGTCTTGTTTTACGCCGGGATGTCAATGGTGCAATCCAAAAAGATTTGCGCCATCTTTTCCTCATCGTTATAACTGTTGTACAGCCACATAACGTCAGCTTTGGAGATGTAAAAGCCATCTGCTGGACTGCCCAAAATCCCGCTATACCCATGCAAGGCTTGCAGAATTTGATTTGAGATTGTAAATCCATCTTCAATCTGCTGAGTGAAGATAGAAATCTGAAATACAGGACGGTCAATGCCTTTGTTGCTTTGCTGCTGACCCGTATACACAGGCTGATGCACGTTACGCAGCATCCAAGTAATGAACTTGGGCTGTGTTGCAAAGTTACGGTTGAAAGACGCATACACGGGCACAGGCGTGACAATGTTTGCCAGTTGGTACTGGATTGCTTTACCGTAAACAACAGGATTGAGTTGTGCTGCCATTAAACCGCCGTAACTGGATCAGAGCGATAGCACAGGAACATGACCGTCATCCGATCATCAGATTCCCGCGCACTGTCAATACGCCAATCTTGCCCACGATAGGTGATTGAATAGAGGTTTTGATTTGCCACCATCAATTTCGTGTTTCGTGTGTAATTGACTGTGAAATTAATCATGTCTTGATACAGACGATACTTGTCTGCAATCTTGAGCGTATTTGCCACTGAAGCTACTCTTGCCCGTGTCGCAAACCACAGCGTCTGAACAGTCGCAGACTCGCCAAAATCCGACTTGGTGAAAGTCAGGTTGTTGACGTTGATGCTTTCAAAACGAGCAATTGCCATTTCACATTTCCTTCAAATCATAAGCGGCCCACTTACCTTTTAGCGGCTTTGCTTTAAGCAAGTAAGAAATGCTACCAGTAGGAATTCCCGTCTGCTGACTTGCTTGTAGCCAGCTTTCGTAAACTATACCATTGACCATAAGCGGCTTGCTATTTGCTTTCCCAATCTTTTCCTTGCATTCTTGAGTTTTTGGAATGCCACGCACAAATTGCATAGTCTTTTCCATAGCCTCTTTGGGCATTTTTTTGCCTTTCATGCCCGAAATTCTTCCAGCAAGAGCTTTTTTTCTGTTTGCAATATGCTGTTCAGACTGCTTAACGCCCCTCAGATTTGCTCCAGTAATTTCGCCTCCACCGATAGCAATGTTCCAGCCTATCCTTGGTACTGGTCTTAACTTTTTCTCAATCTCAAGACAGTAATTTTCGTTTGACACCAAGATTACTTCTTTAACAAGACTGTCCCAACCGTATTTGCGAATTGCGTTATATAAAGTTTGTTCTTTGCCAGTTTTAGCGCACGACTTATGAGCAGACATACGTTGCTCAAAATTCATAGCCACTCCAACATAGCCTTCAATGACTACGTTGGTTTGCTCGGGCAAATGAATCCAGTATACAAACATAAGTTCACATTACGAGGGGTTTGTAACTGCGCAGCAAGGTTGTCACCCCAAACGGAATGTCTTTCAACTTTGTCTCTGTTGCATTTGCACGGTTGTTGTACAAGTGCGTGAGCAGCAACAAGGCTGCTTGCTTAATCACGGGGTAAGAACCCAATGGGTTGGCAACGGTTGAATACTCCACAATGATAGGGGCAGTCATCACCGTATTGATGTCAGTCGGCAAGTTGTTCACGATTACTTTGTTGCCAGAGGCATCATAGTAATAGTTGGTGTTGGTGATCGTTTGGAACACTGGCGGGAAGGCATCATTCCAGTACCCGACAGAGTTAATGGTCACACCAGATTGACTTGGCGTGGTGTTCTGACTCACTTCAGGCAGGTCAAGGCTGATAGGTGACGCCACAAGGCTCTCAGAGCCGTACCAAACGCGATAACTCACTGGAAGGATAGACATCCCCAAGTAATCCTCAATCGCTTGTCTGGTGGCGATTCCAAGGCTTGCAATGTATGTGTCCTGACTTGTATCGTCAAACAAGTTCAGTTGGTTGGTCATTTCATCAAGCGTCAACCATGCCGTAGAACTATCACGGCCAATCTGCTCAACCTTTGCGTAGTTGAACGGATTGCGCGTCTGAGCGCCAAATGGCGCAGCGTATTGATAGTTGTCAACGCTCATGTTTAAGTCTCGATTGCACGAACACCAGCAAAAACGTCACGTACAGTGCTAACCATACGCTTTTCAGCATACAGGGTCACAAAGCCGGGAGTAGTTTGTTCCATAGCTTGGATGGTCATTTCTTCCACATCAGCAATGGTCATGAAACGAGGCCAGTTTGCAAGGTAAACAGGTTTCGCACCCACAGTACCAACGGCATCAAGATAAGGGTTGGGAATCACTGGGAAACCAAACACATGCAGCAACGAACCGGCTTCTTCCGAACCTGTTTCAACAAAACTGTATGCGCCGTTTTGATGGGCATACTTTCGCAGCGACTGAATAGCCGTTGGAGACATCATCCAAGCTGTACCGGGCAAAGACCAGTATTGACCGGGCAAAACAGCAGCCATGTCAACCAGTGTTTCCATGTCCAAGCCAGCGGTGTTGTTAAAGCCAACAGAAGCAATGGTGTGCAAGCCGTTTGTGATGGCTGTGCCGCTTGAACCGAATGCAGCCGCAGCACCAGCAGCGCCGGGGTAGCTGTTCAGGCCACGCAGACCATCAGTGCCACCAGTCGATGTGGTTGTAGAACCTGCTTGGTCATTGTTCAGGCCGCACGATGCGCCTTCCAGTTGAGCAAATTCCATCATCAGGTCTTCAACCAACTCAGAATTCAAGCCGTTGACATCGGACAGAACTGCCGAACGAACGGGCAGTTGTGCAGAAATCACGCGAGTTGGCAATTGCCAAATGCTTGTATTGGTGTTGGGCGAACCAGTGTTGGGGTTAACTGTGTAGCCCCAAGGGTTTGTGCTGTCAGCAGCGTTACCAGTCTTGGCAACAAACTGAACAGCGGAATTTCCGGGAACCTTGATGTTTCGTGCGCCCAAACGAAATGGGTTTGCGTAGCGCAAGGCAGCGAATGCGTCATCAAAGTGAGTGCGACCACCGACATTCAGTCCTGAAC